TGACGCGCTCCCAGTCGCTGCGCGTGAGGTGTTCCAGCTCCTTCGGCAGAGCCAGGCGCGCAGTTATGTTGCGTCACTCCCTTTCTCCGCCCGCTCGACTGGCGGAGTTCTGCTTACTTGTCGAAGACGCCGGTGCGGTCCAGGATGACGAGCATGCGGACGTTGTCCTCGCTCAGATCGAGCGTCAGGTCTTCGCCCGTGCCGCCCTTTCCTTTAAGCAGGCCCTTGCTGACCAGCTTGTCCAGCGTCTGGCGGTACGTCTGGTTGTCGACGTCCCGCAGCTTTTCGTATCTCATGGCTGTTTCCTCCTGCAGTCTTGCCTTGAATTCCTGCCACTGGCGGTCGCCGGAGGTGCCGTAGTAGATGTTATGCGCCGGTCCGACAAACGGGGCCGGGCAGATCTTTCCGGTGACGTCATAGTGGCGGATGACGTTCTCCAGCGGGATGTTGTACTGCCGCATGAGCTTTGCGGTGAGCCATACGGCGTTTTCGATGACGCGGCGGTCGAAGTACCAGTCCTTGTCGTTCGCGTTCAGGCGGCTGCTGTCGAGCTTCTGCGGGCGCAGCTCAATGCCGATGGAGTTGCAGTTGCGGCACTTCGGATGCCGGTAGTGCAGGCCGCCCACGGCCCCGCAGTGCCACGCCATGTCGGTATCCGGCACGCAGTGGTAGATGACGTCCTTCTCATCCACGCAGTAGTGCGCGGACGCCATCGCCTCCTGGGCCTTGAACCACTCCGACGCGCCATAGGCGCTGGAGAGGGCCCCGAAGAAGTGGATGACCAGATACTGCGGCTTATTGCCGCCCCGGTAGATGTTGACGCTTGTGAAATTGTCTACGATCTGCGGCGGCATCGTCTTCATTCTTCCTTGACCTCCGGCAGGCCCGCGACGCTCGTCAGCAGGGACAAAATGCCCGCCAGCGCCGAGGCGGAGGCAACGGCGATCCAGTTAACTTCGGACAGGATCGCGCTCGTGCCGATCGTTGCGACTGCCGTCTGGCATACCGTTTTCAGTGCGCGGATGCCCGCGGCTTTCCACCATTTTGCGTTCATAGTATGTACTCCTTTCAAATTTCACGCCTTGCGGCGCGTGTTACAAAATTTTGCTCAGCGCCCAGCCGACGAGACCGGACACCAGCGCGGTCAGCGCGATCTTGACCAGCGCGTCCCAGTTCTTCGCAGGCTTGGCCGTGAGGCTGTTGACGCTCGTCTGCATGCCGTCGATCTTGTCGTCGAGCGTCTTCATGTGCTCGGCCATGACGGCGACGGCCTCGGCCAGCTTGGCCACGGCGTCGGTCTTCTTCTCGAGATCCTTGATCCGGCCGGTGTTCCGGTCGACGTTGCCGCGGATCTCCGCGACGGCAACGTTCAGATCCTGCAGGTCCATCTGATTTTCTCCCTTCTGCGTTTATCAGATCGGCACGAAGGCCGCATCTGTCCACTTTGCCCTCGCGCCTGCCGCGCCCATCCAGACCTTGATCTCGCCGTTGTGCGTGTAGTAGGCGTTCTGGATGAGGGCCATGCCGGAGGCCCACACGATGGGGTTGTCCGCCGTGCCGGCTTTCACGGCCTGCTCGACGTACACCTGCCTGACGAGGATCTTATTGACGTAGATGTTCCGCCAGTCGTAGCCCAGCTTGTCCGATTGCGTCACGTCCTCCGTGATACCGCCTGCGGCCTGCACGAGCTTGCCATCCGTAATTGCTTTCTTTACCTGTGCCAGTTTAGCCTCTGTCATATGCCGCCTCCAGTTCCGCCAGCAGATCGCTGGCCGTTTTTTTGCCCATCTTCGCCGTGATGGTGCCGTCGCGGTTGTCGGTGATGGGGCCGGCGAGGGTGAAATCCGCGTAGTCGTCCATGTAGCGGTCCTCGGCGGTCTCGGTCGTCGACTTGACGGTTCCGTCCTCGTTCATCTGGACGTTGCCCTCTGCGTCCAGCACAGGGACGGCCGTGGTGTAGCGGTGGATCATGCCCCAGACGGCGCCGTCGCAGAACAGCGCCAGCGGGTCTGCAACCGCGCTCTTTTCGATGGTGACGGCGCGGCTCTCGCGCCCGCCCCAGTCGGCGTCGCGCATGCGGCCGGCGGCCGGCCGCGTCTCGATCTCCTGCCCTCCGATTGTGATGTACCAGGTGTCCATAAGTTCCTCCTGTCTATTGCTGCACGGCATTGGCCTGCAGCCATGCTAATAGTGCTCCTGTTGGCATTTCAGCGAAAGTCACTGTCCGGAATGCCTCTTGCGTCCAGCTCCCGTTGAAATATGCGTACCAAATATCGCCTGGCCCGTAAGAGTAAACAATGCTTGGCCGAGAGCCTGCAGTGATCATGAAGTAGTCAAATTTTTTCCCGTTTGATGTAAAATCAATGGCTTGCTCAAAAACCATTATTTTTGGGGACTCATTTATGATCCACGTCAGCCCGTCGCTGAACTTGACCTCATACGCTGTCCCATCCACCAGCGTTCGACCCCCCCCGATTTGGTAACTTGTACCAGCAATCAGGTCGGTGCCGCCTTTGATGGCGTAGGATGTGCCGTCTTTCAAAATGTGGTGTGTGCCCATGTGGTGCCTCCTTTATGCTGCAAGGGTGTAGGTGCCGTCGGGGTTTTGGATCACGGGGAAGGTGCCGGGGAGGATGAATGCGGGGCGGATGCCGTGCGAGAGGGATGTGCCGTTGTAGTCGCGGTAGCCGGCGGCGTGGATGCGCCACGCGTAGTAGGTGTTGTTGGTGGCCGGGGAGCGGAGCCACCAAAGGGTGGCCGAGCCGTTCAGTTTCGCAATACGCTTTTTGTTGGCGGACGTGCCGCTCCCAGACTCAAAGTAGGACAGCTTCGCGCCATCCTGCGGGAAATACTGGCTGTCTCTGGTCGTCCAGCCTACTTCGTAACCCGACAGCAGGAAGATCTTCGCGGACAGACCGTTCACGCCGCTCTGGTCAGTGCCGCCAGAACCGCCGTTCTTACGGTACGGGATCTTCACCTGCTTGATGGCATCCTTGATGTTGCTGTCGAACAGGTTCAGGAACGTGTTGTTCAGGTAGGCGTGGATGTCGCTGCTTTCGTACTTGTTGACGTTGGAGCTATTCCAGACACGGTTCTCGTAGATGTCCTTCATCAACAGCCACGTGCCGTCGCAGCTGCTGTCGTAGCGGCTGCTGTTTGAGGGGACGCCCTGATTTACAACGAGGAAATCATACGATTTGCCGTTCACGCCGATTTTTACGACGCTGCCGACCGGGAGCGTGCCGATGGGGATGCCGCTGGAAAACGGGATATCGTACCCGGTGCCGTTCACGAGCACGCGGCCTTTCTTCTTCGCGTAGCCCGTTCCCCCGATCAGCTCCCGCCCTCCGGATACGGAATAGGCCGTGCCGGAGATCAATGTCTTGTGCGCCATGGGGCCTCCTCACTCATATTGCCAGTTGATGGCGTAGTTCTCGGTCGGCGTGGTCTCCGCGGAGACCAGCGTCTGTTTGGTGATGTTGCCGGTCTTCATATAGTCCGTGCCCGCCACGGCCACGGACCACGCCGTCGGCTTTCCGCTGGCGTCCACCGCCTTGACCTTGATCAGGTCCCCGACGGAAGCGCCGGAGGCGAGAATCACATCTTGTTTTCCGTTCCACGCGTCTTTGTTGCTGCGCACGTCGGCGATAGCCTCGTCGATCTGCGCGCCGGTAAACTGGCTGTTGTAAGCCATACGATCACTCCTTCATACACAGAAAATCCTCGCCGTCCGCGGTCTTCAGCGCCTGCGACTCTCCCAGCGGGATAAAGCCGTAGTTGTCGTTCCAGCTGCCGTCCGCGCCCTGCGCGAATAACGAAATGCGGTATTCCCCATCACCGGAAAGCAGAAAATCGTCGTAAACCTCAAAGGTGCGCTGCGTGCCCGCCGGGGTCTGGGAGAAGGACGCGATCAAAGCGCCCTTCCCGCGGCCCCAATCCTCGCCGGACTTCGTCGCGCGGCACTCGAAGGCCGTGTAGGCGATGTCCGACGAGAAGGAAACGGTGATCGAGTCGAACCCCGAGACCGCCGAGATCTTGTTGCCCGTGATGGAGAATGTCAGTTGCGGCGCGGCCATCAGGCGGCACTCCAGGTCCCGGCGGCGTTCTTGACGAAGACCTTGACGATCTTCGTGCCGTCGCCGGAAGACGCTGCCTCGAGGTCCGCGCCCTTGACAGTGACGTTGATGGCGGTGTTCTTCTTGTAGCCTCCCTCCGTGCCGCTGACGTTGGTGGAGCCGCCCGTCGTCGGGATCTGCGTGCCCGCCGTGTGCAGGCTGCTCGTCGCCGGAACGACGCGAATGGTGTATTCCTCAAAGTCCACGTCGCAGACGAAGGAGAACGCCGCTGCATCGTAGCCCGTGACCTTCGAGATCCTGCTCTTGTCGGGGCCGGTGATGGTCACGGCAGGAATCGACGTGTTGAGCGTGATCGCGTCGCTGACTGCGGCCGTTTCGTTGCCGACGTCGTCGCGCATCTTGACATAGATCGTCTTGAGGCCGTCTCCGTCTGGCAGCGTGATGGATTTTGTCGTGGCGAATGTCTCCCACGACGCTTCCGCCTCGGTCTCCGCCGTCTTCGTGCCCCAGATCTTCATCTGGTAGCCCGTCGTTGTCTCGTCGGAGACAGATATCTTCGCCGTGACGGTCGCGCTGGTCGCGTACTGTGCACCGTCGTTCAGGATCAGCGATAGGCCGGCAGGTGCCAGCGTATCAAGTGTCAGATTGAAAAAACTTGCCATCTGGATTTATCCCCTTTCTTCGCTTGTGAGTTCAATGTACAAAAATCCGCCCGGTCTTTCGTAGATGGTTTTCGTGCCCAGGTGGGCAGATTTGATGCCCATGGAGCCGATGAACAGCTCCAGAATGCGTTTGAGTCCAACTGCCAGCATGTTATCCCTCCAACAGATACAGTGTCCGCGCGTCCTTTTTGTCCAGCGCGTCATATTCGGATTTTGTCATCACGAGGATCGCGTCGATCTGTGCCGACTGGATGCCCCCGCCACCAGAGCCGCCGCCGGACTGGCGGGCCTCGTTGATGGCGTCGACGAGGTTGTCCTTGTTGTAGGTCTTGAGGTCGTCCAGATCGCCGATCTGCTTCTGCAGCTGCGCCCAGACGGGCAAGGACGGGTCGGCCGAGGCGTCGCCGGACGGATCCGCGCCGGGCTGGACCTTGCCGAGGCTCACCCAGACGGTCGGCAGGACGACGCCGCTTTCGTCCGCGCCATAGACGCCCACGCGGGCGTGGCGGCCCGGGACGGCGAGAACTTCGTGCGGGACGGGAACGGTATCCCCGTCCCAGTTCGCCGCCAGAACGTCGACGGTGGTCTTGCCGTTCGAGAAGACGGCGGTCTTCGTCAGCCCGTCCCACTCTGGCGAGAAGACGAACTGCACCGTCACGGCCTTGGCCATGCCCGCCGTCAAAAGCTCCGGCGGCGACGCCAGATGCGCGCACGCGCGGGAGCAGTGGATGGTGATCATGCGTTATCAGCTCCTTCTTTGCCGCCCGAAAGGGCGGCTTTTTCTTTCCTGTTGTGGTCTATCCGATCACGGTTCCATTGACCAGTAGCTTCCCGTTGCTATTGCACGCCAGCGTCGCGTATGTGTTTGCGTTGTTCACCACATACACTTTTCCGAAGCACCCGCCGTCAAACCAGTTGTTTACCGCGCCGATGTATTCATCTCCATGTATGCCGACGAGAAACCTGCTTCCGCTCATTCTTACGCCATATCCGTTTTTTATGATCCTGTCTTGATATCCGCTGGTTCCGCCACCTCCGCCGCTTCCCGGCGGCCCGACAACGTACTCGACGATATAGCTGCCGGAGATCCGCGCGACCTTGACGCGGTCTCCCGCGGCAAAGGTGGCGGACGTGTTGCATTTATAGTGCTTTGTTGTGGCTTCAGTCTGCCCCTCGAGGATGAGGGACAGACCATCGTCATAGACCGCGCCGACGGTCGCCAGAAAGTTTTCCGGCAGATTTTCGTCCGGCATGCTGATCGATGATACAAATAAGCTGTTGATGCCCTCCATCAGGCGATCACCGTCCTTTTTGCTGAGTGTGTCATGAGGCTGCCGGGCTGCATGGTTACAGACCAGCCGGTCTCGAGATAGATGCCGCCGATCTCGTCGTGCGTCAGGGCGAGGATGTCGCCGACGCCGTGGCCCGGCTCGGCCAGCGTATAAAATGTGATCGTGCGCGTGGCCAGCAGCGATTCGTTGCGGCGCTTGTTGGCGTAGGCCTGCAGCTCCTCCTGCGAGGCGATGTTGTCCACCCGCTCGACGGAGGTGATGCGCATGCCGCGCTTGAAGGTGGATTTTTTGGACGCCGGGTTGTCGTTGACGGCGGTCGCCACCATTGCTGCGTCCATATCCGGGTTGTTGCAGGTCACGACAAAAACGTTCGGTGCGTCAAAGATGTCCGTCTCGTCGGACCAGTCCTGCCCGGGGTGCTTTTCCGGGAGGAACAGGTCCGTCGTTCCGTAGCGCCAGTCGATGATGGCGGCGGATGGCTCCTGGTACGGCTCGAGGCGGCAGACACCGTCGGCGTCGAACCAGAGGTTCTCGTAGTTGATCTCGGAGAGCAGCGCATTGACGATCGTCAGGTAGCTCGTGCCGATCGGCCAGTCCTCGCGGTCTGTGGCGAGGACTGCGTCGTTCTGCGCCGCGATCACCAGCGTAATGCCGCAGGCGGTCAGGAGCTTTCGGACTTCCGTGATGTAGGACGCTCCGGCCGCAAGATGCAGGAGCGTCTCTGTTTTTTGCGTGTACACCCGCCAGCAGCGGTCGTAAGCCTCGATCTCGACGCGCGTGCCGGAGCTGCTGCCCTTGTTGCTGACGGTCGCGGCCTGATAGATGCCGAGCGATGTTTCGACGCCGTTGATGCTGATCCACGGGTGCAGCTCGTCGGACTCCAGCTCCGCGAGATCGTTTGGCAGGAAGCTGCCCTTGAAGGAGCCGTGCAGGGTGGCTGTCCGGTCGCACATGATCTGCGGGGCGCTGCCGGTGTCCCATTGGAGGTGGGTGATGGGTGCGCCGTTTCTGAGCACGTCGACGCGGAAGCGGACGTCACGGGTCAAGGGTGATCGCCTCCTCCCGGTTCGTGTGCGAGATGGTGAAGGAATAGCGGCGCATGAACTCGTCGCAGTTGCTCTCGAGCGACGGGAGCGAGCCGATGGCTATGTTGCCGTAGCGGTCCTTGAGGCAGACGAGGCGGCCGACAAGGGCCTCCAGCGCGAGGGCGGCGGCCCGCTGCGCGTGCGGCCAGGCGCAGGCGACGGACAGGGCGCGGTCGCGCTGCTCGCTGCGCTCCTCGACGGGGTAGGCAAGGCCCGCCAGATGGACCGTGGAGACCCCGGCCGAGAAGCTGGTGCGATTGGTTCGCAGCTGTGTCTCGGACAGGCGCATCTCGAGCCAGACGCCGGTCTCGAGGTCGCAGATCATGTTGGTCTCGGGCAGGATCTCGACGGTATCCGAATTGGACACGCCGTAGTTATCGCTTTCGTCGTAGCAGCCGCGGACGCGGTAGGTGACGGAGCCGATGCTGGTGTGGTCGATGTACTGCTTTTGGACGGTGCGGGCGATGGTCACGCCGTCCCGCTCGACGAGGTAAAAATTGTAGCTCCCGGCGGTCTGCCAGGTGAGCGCGGCCTCGTGGGCCGCGTCGACCGACAGTGTGATTGCCTCGCCCTCGGTGTGCGAAACGGGGAGCGCGGCTGCGCTCCACTCGGACCACATGCCGTACTTGTTCTGCACGCGCACGCGGACGGTGTAGCTACCGTCGGCGAGGTAGACCGGCGAGCGCCATGCCTTCTCCGTGCCGTAGACCGTGCCGGAGGCGTAGCCGCTGGACAGCGTCAGCTGATAGGCTTCCTGCTCGGAGGTCTGCCAGGTGATGCGCGGGCGCGGGCCGGTAGACTGGATGACGATGGACGGGGCCGACGGGGCGTTGATGGCGATAAACTCGGCCTTTTCGCTCCACGCCGAGGCCGTGCCGTCGGTGTTGTAGGTGCGCACGCGCCAGTATTTCGTCCCGCTCGTAAAGGTGTTCGCGGGCACGTCGTAGTACTGATTTTCTCCGGTGACGGTCGCGAGCGTGTTCCAGGTCGTGCCGTCGGCGGACCACTGCAGGTCGGCCTTGCTCTGCGGCGTGCCGGTGGAAATGATGTGTTGCCACGAGAAGCGGTTGACGATGGTGGCGTCGATGACGATGCCGGATGGGGAGATGGGCTTGGCCGTCGGGGTAACTTCTGTTGTCGTGATCTCCTGCCATGCGGACGTCGTTGTCGTGCCGCTGTTTGCCGTCACCTTTACGCGCCATTCGATCATCCCGGACGGGAATGTGTTTGCCGGGACTGTGCAGGCGGTCGTCGAGCCGGAGACGCTGATCGTTTTTGAGGCGCTCGCATTTTTTACGCGCCACTCGAAGACGGCGGAGGTTTGCTTTATCTCTGCGAAGCAGACCTGTGAGTCGGCTGTGTCATCGTCACAGCGCCATGTAAACATATTTTTTTCAAATCTGTTCACAAAAGCGCCGGCTGTTGGAGCAAACCCATCCGCTGTTATCCCTACAGTGTCGTCCGAATACTCGCACACCAACGATGGCTTCCGTGTTGACTTTGCGCCGAATATAATCGCCTCGCTTGTCCCTGATTCTCCTCCTCGAAGCGCGACCACAAAGCCATTTCTTATTCCTTGCTGCAGTTCTTCTTTTTTTGATTTGTAATTTTTCAGGTCAAAAACTGCATTTAGCTGTATGATTTCATTCAGAGCCGTCCAGTTTCCGTTTGCTTGCTCCGAGACCCCTGTGAAGGTCTGGTATATCTCAGGCCTTGTCGCATATGTCATTGCATCTGCATCAAATTGACTCGCCAACGCATTTACATATGTCCAAATCCCCTTGTATGTAGCGTCGCTTTCTGCTGTTGGCTGTGCATAAAATGCAAGCGTTACTTTTGTTACCCGTTTGAACTTGTATGTGTCGCCCGGCACAGGGAAGTTGATATATACGTTATCCCCTCGCTTAATGTTTCCCGCGTCTCCTGTAAACGGCTCTACGAAGAATTTGTACTGTGTAAGATCCGAATAGTTTGTGTTCGGGTGGTTCTTCGCGACTGCTGTCGAGCCGCTTGCCTGCACTGTAAACGTCGGCATTTACTTCGCCCCCATTCTGGTTGTGATGCGTGCGTTTTTGGCGATGCGGAGGATGGTGTCGAGGTCGTCAACGTGGTCGACGTAGACGGTGGTGTTGTAGGTATCTCCGGATGTGTAGCGGGTCTCGCTGGCCGTCTGGATGCGCGAGCCGGATGGGAGATAGATCCGCTCGAGGCCGTTCTCGTTGACCCGCGTCCAGCCGCCCGCCCAGTTGTCCGTGCCGGCGGCGTTGCCGCCCAGATACCGCCTGCGCCATTCGTCCTCGGTGATACCGAGGGTCGACGAATCGCCGCGGGCGACGGCCTCTTCGTAGGCCTTGGAGAGGTCGGACGCGCTCTGGCCCCACTGCTGCTCGTTGTAGCTGTCGAGCAGGTTCTGGTAGTTGTTTCCGTTGCCGCTGCTGTAGCCGAAGCCCAGCGCATGCTTCATCTGGCCCCAGCCCTCGCTGATGTGGCCGGTGCCGAAGTTGATGACGCCTTTGAGCAGCTCCGCCGCGTCGGCCATGAGCGCCATGACCTTTGCCAGCGGCTGCAGCGCCTTGGTCAGCGCCGGGACGCGGTTGTTTGACAGGTCGGACATTGGATTGAGGATATCGCCGACGGTCTCAAGCAGCATGCCGAAGGCGTCGACGATGCCGGAGTCCTTGATGGCCTTGCCGCCGTCCTTGACCATGGTGGTGACGTCGCCGTAGAATTCTTCGAGGTACGGGGCAAACTCGACGGCCAGCTGGTTTTTGACGCCCTCCTGCGTCTTCTGCAGGCGAGAATAGGCGTCGTCGACGCCCTGCAGGGATTTGAGCGCGTCGTTGTCAAGGACATAGCCCATATCATGTGCTTCCTGCGCGTAAGCCCGCATTTTCTCGCCGCCGAGGTCGATGAGCGGATTGAGCTCCTGTGCGGACTCGGACATGAGATCCATAGCCAGTGCGTCCCGCTCGGTCTTGTTTTTCATCTCGCCGAGCGCGTCGATGGTATCGTAAAATACATCCTGCGCGCTGCGGAGGCTGCCGTCGGTGTTTGTAATCTCAACTTTCAGCCGCTTGTACGCCTCGTAGGCGTCGCCCGTACCGGTCGCGGCCTCCTGCATCTTGTTGGTGGTTTCCTTGAGGCTGTCCTTGATACGGTCAAAGGAGACGTCCGTGAGGTCGGCCATGTAGTTAAGCTCCTGCACGGAATCGGTCGTCGTGCCGGTCACGGAGGCGAGCGTCAGCAGATCGTCCGCATTCGATGCGGCTTCCTTCGTCATGGAGATCAACGCTTTTTCCGCCTTGACGATCGCCGCAGCGACGGCGGCAAATCCGCCCGCAACTGCGACTGTCGTAGTGTCGAGCTGCAGCATGCCGTTCATGGACGTTTTCATGCTGTCCGGCAGCTGGATCCCGAGCTTGGAGGTCAGGCCGTTCACCACGTCGCCGAGGTTGCCCATCTCCTTGCCGGAGTCCGCGATCTTCTGCTTGTTTTCGTCGACTTGATTGTTGAGGCTGTTCAGATCCGCCTCGGCGTTGTTGAGGCTGGTCTGCCACTGCATGGTGCGCTTGTCTGCCTCGCCGTATTTCTCGGCGGACTGCTGGAGCGCAGCCTTGAGATACTCGATTTTCTCCGTCTGTGTTAAGATCTTTCGCTCGAGCACGTCGTTTTTCGCGCCCAGCGCCTCGACGCTGTCCGCGTTCTGCGCGTATGCCGAGGTGACTTTTCGCATTTCCGAATCCAGTACCTTCATGCCTCTGCCGATCTCGGAAATGGCCTGCTTGTATTCTTTTTCGCCCGAAAGCGTAAATTTTGTATTGATGTTCGGCATGTTAGGTGCCTCCGTTCAGATAGGCCGACAGGCTCTGCGGCTGTTCCTGCTGCTCCGGCTGCTTTTGCGGCGCAAGCGCGTCAAGCAGGAGCGTTATGCGGCGCGGGGACATGGTTTTCCAGAAATCCCGCTCCGGCAGATGCAGCCGGAAGAGCCAGATTGCGAGGAAGCCGGGGAAATCAAAGCCCAGCTGCTTCGGTTTCCCCGGCGGTGTCAGTTTTTTTCGTCTTCCGACGTTTTTTCACCGAGTTCTTCCTCCGGCGGCGTGACTGCGGCCTGGATCAGCGGATAGATCCGCGTCCCGGCCTCGAGCGTCTGGTGCATGGTGAGCTTCCGGCCCAGCTGCTTGCTGGTAAAGCGCAGCGGAAGGCCGTTTTTGTCGGTGATGCCCTGCGTGTCTGCGGCGTCGGTCAGCATGGCGGCCAGGAAGGCCAGCGTGCTTTTGAGACCGTGCACCGTATTCAGCGCGCGCAGCAGATTGCCGTCGTATTCGTCCTGCACGTCGGCAAGGACGTTCATGTTGCAGGATAGCCGGTAGACCCGGCCCTCAAGTTCATAGTCGACGGTGTTGATCTTGGTCGTCTCCATCAGGTTTCACCCAGCTTTCCCTTGATCCATGCGACGGCGGCCTCTGCGGTGTCTACGGCCTCAGTTTCGAGCAGCAGCTCGTCGGCGGAGTCGTCGGCGAGGAATTCGCCGGTCGTGGTCGGCGTGTTGAACTGGATGTTCTCGCCCTTGGTCTGGTAGGACAGCGAGGGCGGGCCGAACAGCGCTTTCGGCACCCAGACGCAGGTGTATTTGGTCACGCCGTCGATCTTATCCGGCGCGTAAAAGCCGACGCCGACATAGTTTGCGATGTCTTTTGCCGAGAATTTCAGATTTCCCTTGCTCGTGTCGGACGTGCAGCCGTAGAGCATGGCCTGTGCGGCCTTTTTGATGTACTTGACAGCCAGCGAGATCGTGCCGCCGGTGGCAAGCTTGATATACTCGGCAAGCTTGGATTCTGCGTACAGGCGGCCCTCGGCGAACTTGAGTTCCAGCTGCGCGCTCATGGCGTCGCCGACGTCTGTCGGCTCTGTGTAGGTCACGGTGCCGGACGTGTTTTTATACTTTCCCGCCCGGATGCCGCGTAAGTCAAAACTAGGCATTTACAATAGGCCCCTTTCTTTCAGCTTTTGTGTAAGGATCTTTTCGAGCTCCGCGTTTACGCGCTTCTGCGCGTTCCTGACGCCCTTTGTCCAAAAATAAGTTCCTGTAATCTGTCCGTACTCCTTCGCGCGGCCGTAATTCAAAACAAAAAGCACGGTCGCCCTGCGCGTTCCGTGCTCGTTTTTGCCGACTGCGGTGATGGTGATATACGGATCTCCGTTTTTGTCCTGCTTGATGGTTTTGCGGTATTTCACGCTGGAGGCGTAGGCTTCCGTGCGGAACCCGCTCGCCCGGACGGCATTTTGCAGCTCCTCGACGATGATATCCCCGGCGGCGTACAGGAGCTCCTGCTGCATGTCCTCATCAAAAACATTCGCTTTCTGGAGCGTGGCCATGAGCTCGTCGACACCGGTGATGGAGATGTTAGCCATAGGCTGCGCCCTCCGTTTCGGCGATGAGCGCTATCTGCGTGCGGCCTGTTTCCTTGTCGTAGGTTTCCATGTCGACGGTCGCGATGTAGCCTGCTGTCTCCAGCGCGGCTTTTACGCGCTTTAAAAGCCCGGCGGCAAAGCCCTCTGCAAAGATGGAAACGGCGTACTGCACGCCGGTCTCGGCCTCGCCACCCTCGGCGTAGATCTGGCCGGACTGTCCGAGCAACTGATAGGTGATGTAGGTTTCTTCTCCGCCCTTGTATGGCGGGTGGCAGACCGGGACGCCCAGGTCTGCCAGCGCCTCATAGATCATCATGCGCCGTCCCTCCGTTTGCAGGTCAGCTCTACCTCTTCCGTCTCCGCGCCGTAGCTGCGGACGACGTCAAAGACGTCCGAGCCGCAGGTGATCTGCTGCTCGCCGCCGTATTCCGCGCTGTGCATGCGGAAAATTGCGTCCGTGCGCTTGCCGGCTTGCGCGGCCTGATAATACTCGGCGCGGTTTACGGACTTGCGGGCAGCCCAGACGGTGGTTTCTCGCTCGAGCTTTTCCGTCGTCTGGCCGTTTACGATGGGGTAGGAGAACAGGCGCAGCGTGATCTGCGTGTCAAAGATCACAGCAAGCACCTCCTGCTCCGCCGCTGGCTTGGACTGCCCTGTAATCGTCGGACAGCCCCATAGCGTCGCGGATATCTGCAAAGCAGGTCCTCCATTCCTCGCCCCGGCCGCAGAAATCATGCTGCCAGCGGACGTAGGCGCGGACGGCGTCCTTTACAAGCGGGTCTTCCTCCGCGCCGTCCGCGCCTGCCAGATGCAGGCGCAGAAGGCAGGCGTCGACCTCGTCGGCGAGCTCATCGTCAAGCGCAGTTGTGGTCAGCCGCAGGGCGGTTTTTGCAACGTTGATCAAAGCCATTGGTTATCCCTCCCTGTTGGCCGCGCGCCGTCAGGCCTTCTTCTTGGTCAGCGTGACGAGGCTGTTGACGTCAACGCACGCACCGTCGGCGATCTCGATGGCCTTTGTGACCTCGTCGTCGGTGTCCTCGTCGGTGTAGCGCTTTACCGTCATGCCCATGTTCTCGTTCCAGAGGTAGTACGCCGGATCGAACATAAAGGCAAAGACGGTGTCGGCCGTGACCGACGCCGCAAAGGCCGGCAGGTAGTCGCCGGTCAGGATGACCTCGCGGCCGAGGATGTAGTTGACGGGCTTGCCGTTGATGCCGTAGTTGACGCGCGCGACGGGCTGGCCGTTGTTGTCGACCATGCCGACGATCTGCGTCTCGAATGTCTTCTTGGACATGAACCAGACCGCGCCGTCATATGCCTGCGGCAGCGCAGCTTCGGCCTTGCACAGATCCTTGTAGGTCAGAGCAGTTGTCGCGGCGGCAATGTCGATGTTCTGGCCGGTCGGGGCTGTCTCCGCAAGGATTCCCTTCGGCTGGCCGGAACCGGTGCCGTTGATGATGGCCTGCTCCTTCGCCTTTACCATCGCATTTGCGACGTTCCGGACAAACTGTGCCTCGAACATCGGGTACGCCATGATAGAAACTTCCAGCGACATGGAGATCGCGCAGCGCAGCTTGTGGTACGCAAAGACGATCTTTCCGGTCGAAGTCTTCTGTTTGTCGGAGCCCTCACCCTCGGCGACCCAGGAGGCCGTCGGCTTGGCCGAGCTGGTCGGGACCTGGACGCCGCCCGCGTAGGACGTGTGTGTTACGCGCGGCAGGATCATGCCGATGGCTTCCATCTTCTCGTAGATCTTCTGGATCGTCGTGGTCGGGATGACGCTGCCGACGTCGGTTGTCTTGGTGTTGGCGTCCACATTGGTCAGCTCTGCGGGAATCTTCTTGCCGGTCAAAACGTAGTTCATGAAAGCCCGCTTGTACTCGTCGGTGTCGTACCGGTCGAGCACGTCCGGAGTCTTTGCCGTGCCGGACAGGTCGATGGACTGTGCCGCCGCAGCCGGAGCCGCGACTTTCTGACCCGCAAGCGCGTTGAGGTTTGCCTGAATCTTGGCTTCCTCCTCAAACTTGGCGTCGAGGGCCTCGACTTCTTTCATCTTGGCCTGTGCCTCTGCGGTCTTGCTTTCGTCCAGCAGTTTCTGGGCGTCGTCCATGAGCTTCTGGCGCTGGATGTTGTAAATTTCCTTCGTCATTTCAATTCTCCTTTGAGTTTTAAAAATTTCAGTTTTGCTTCTGCCTGCGCCCGTTCGGGCATAAAAAAATCAGGCTCTGCGGCCTGACCTTTTAAAAAGTTTTCCGCGCGCCGGAGCGCGTCTTCGCTGAGCATGCCGGAATAAAAATCCGCGGCCAGCGGCTTCTGGCCGGTATCCGGCTGCATCACGCGGTCAACGAGGCCGAGTTCTACGGCCCGCTCCGCTGTGATCCATGTTTCTGCGTCCATCATGGCGGCGATCTCCGCTTCCGGCCTGCCGGTCTTGGCGACGTAGGCCGAGATAATGGCGTGGTTGGCGTCGCGCAGGACACCGGCGGTGTGCTCCATCTGGCGGTAGTCGCCGTCGGCGCTGGACTGGACGTTGTGGATCATCATCATGCCGGTCGGCGTCATTTCCGACTCGCCCGCCATGGCGATGATGGACGCGGCCGAGGCCGCAAGGCCGACGATGCGGATGTGGACGCCGCCCGCGTAGTTGCGCAGTGCGGTATAGATCTCGCTCGCGGCGAAGATCTCGCCGCCGCCGGAATTGATCTCGACTTCGGCCCGCTCGCCGTTTCCGGATGCAAGCGCGTCGGCTACGGATTTGGGGCTCGTCGCCTCCATGCCGTACCACTGATAAAAGCGGTGCTGGTTACTGGACACGATTGGCCCGCGAATGCTGATCTTCATGCGGTTTCATCTCCTTTCTGCGTGGTGTTCCGGTCGACCGGCTGCGTGTCCAGCCTGCGGATCGACTTGTCCCCGCCGTCTACCGGCGCGAGGTTGAATGCGCGCCGCCATTCGTTCGGCGTCAGCGCGCCGCGGTCGACCATCTGCAGGAGGTTGAGCTTGGTCGAGGTCGAGGCGAAGTCCCACGCGGACGCCTCAAAGACGATGCGGTTGCCGCAGCCACGCTCGCGACGGGAGAAGAGCTTGCGGGTGTACTCGCCGCTCAGCTGCTTCAAAACCGGCTCGATCTCGGCGTCAAAATAGGCGTTCTGCTCATCCTCTGTCGCAATGGATGTGACGATGTGCGGGTTGGTATTGAACAGGGCATAGATGCGCTGCGTGGTTTTATCCATCTGGGCGGCGTTCGGGACGTAATCCTTCGGGTCAATCTGTTTCGCCTCTGCCTTTGCGTCTACTGCTGCAACGCCCGTGCCGTTAGTCACGTTCAGGAAACTGTCCGCGAAGTCCTGCGCACGCTTCTTGATGTCCTCCGAGCGCATGGAGGATGCGAACATCAGCAACCAGCGAATCACGGCGCTGTTTCGGATGGCCTTTACGATGCCCTGATCCGTCGTCGTTACGATTTCCATGAGCGGCACGATGGCCGGGGCGATTGGGTCTCCGAAGATATCATTTTCGTAAAAGTCCCCGCGCAGGTGGATGATATCGTCATAGGCAAACGTCAGGACGTTGCCGTTCTGCATGTAAAATTTCAGGTACAGATTCCCGCCTGCGTCGTAAACGGCGTCGGCCTGCATGGCCGCGACCGGGAAAATGGCGTTTGGCAGGCCGTTTTCATCCCGCAGGATCACGGCGAAGGCGTTGTTGTTTAGGACCAGCTGCGCGGCCATCTTCTCCTGCAGCAGCTGGCCTGTCATGTACTGGTTCGGTTCCTCGAGCAGGAACCGGATATACGGCTCCGGGTTGACGGCGATCTTCCGCGTCTGGGCGGTGATGGTCTCCCGGATGTGCTTTGCCGTCAGTTTGCCGATGGCCTTGATCTTGGGCCGGATGCAGGCGCGGACGATATCGGACTGATACATTTTTCCGTTGTAGCTGTAAAAGCCGTTCCCGCGCTCCTGCACCATCTGAACGGTCGAAACGCGCTTGGTCGTCGTGATATTCGTCAGGAGGTTTTTAAAAAATCCCATTGTCTCACTCCTAGAGCATACTGGTGTATTCTGCCTGCTTCTGATCGTAGATCGTGTAGGCGTCGAGCATGGCCGCCGTTCCGTCAATGCGGCGCGTGGACTTGCTCGTCTTGTGTGGCTGGATATTGCCGTTTTTGTCCTCGTCGTAGGCGGTGTTTGCGAGGTTCCACTTGTCGATCGGGTGGTTGTTGTAAATAATGCGCTTGGATTCCAAGTCGTTCCCGCAGCGCTTCATGGGCTCTGACAAGGTCTTCACGCCCTGATGTACGGCGATCATGGCCTCTTTCCCGAAATAGTCCGCCATGCTGTCCACCCAATAAGACGCAGACCACGCATCATACCCGATAAAGGGGATAAAAATATCGAGGTCTTCCTGCACCTCGATGAACCATGCTTTGACGTCCTCATAGCGGATCTTGTTGCCCTCGGACAGGCGGAGCAGCCCGCGCTCATGCCACTTGTCGTAGGGGATCTTGTCCTCCGTGACGCGCTTTTCCAAAAGGTCCTGCGGCAGCCAGTACATCTGCAGCACAAACAGGATCTCCGGCAGCTCCGGCACCTGGAACAGGACCTTCGCCGCCGTCAGGTCTGTGGTCTTGGACAGATCCGCGCCGCCGATGCCGTAGCGTGGGTAGGACAGGATACGCTCCTGCGTCTGGCCGTCCGACATGTGGTGCTGCCAGATCAGGCGGCGGTTTTCCTTGTCGAGCTGGAAGGTGTCGCGGTTGTCGAGCTGCTCGAAGTTGAGCCAGGCTTCGCTGGAGGTCTCGCGGATGTTGAAATCCTTGCAGACGAGGTTGCGGACGAGGGCCTGGTTTTTCTCCGCCCGCTCGACCCGCTCTTTGAGAGCCGTGTAGCTCTTGATCGTCCCGAGTCCCGGATTTGCCTTTTTCCAGCAGTCCGGGTCTGTCCACTCGCTGCGTTTGTCGAGCTCGTAAATAAACGCGATCCGGCGCGGGTCGTGGTACCCGTCCGGATCTTCGTAGCCGTTGATGATTCGCTCGGCTTCTTCGTATTTCTCGTCGTAGATGTCCTCGCGGATGGTGCCCGCGGTGGAAGTGATAAAGATCAGCGGCTGCTCGCGGGCCGTCACGCCGTCGGCGATGATGTCGTACAGGGCGCGCCCGCTCTTCCACTGGTGGATCTCGTCCATCATGGCCCCGTGGATGTTGAGGCCGTCGAGGGTGTCGCTGTCAGAGGCCAGCGGCTTGAAAACGCCGTCGTTAAAATCGCTGTCCAGCTCAGCGACCAGACTGCGCATCCGGCGGCAGAGCGCCGGGGACTTCTTGACCATCCGCTTTGCTTCCTGCCAGATGATTTTTGCCTGGTCTCGCTTGGTGGCCACGGCGTAGACCTCCGGGCCAGCCTCACCGTCCGCCGTCTGCAAATACAGGCCGACGCCGGAGGCCAGCAGCGATTTTCCGTTCTTCTTGCCGACAATGAGGATCGCTTCGCGGTATTGCCGGTTTCCCTCGATGTCGATAAACCCGAAGACAGTCGCCAGCAGTGCTTTTTCCCATAGCTCCAGCCGGACGAGCTGGCCGCCCGCCTTGCCCTTGGAGTGGTGGCAGTAGTTTTCAAAAAATTCGAGGACGTGGTTTGCCCGGCGCGGGGAATAATAAAACTCGGAATCCGTGTTTTCCAGCTGCTCTACAACGTGCCGGTAGGTCTTCTGGACTTTCAGGCTGACGACCTCGCGGCCGCCCTGGATAGCCTGCCAGTATTCGAGGATGGGGTTGTAGGTCTCCGGGTAGCGCGTGAGTTTCATTCCTCGTCACGCTCCCGGACAAAGCTTGCAAAGCCGTCGTCCTCCTGCTTTGGCGCGGTGTCCGGCTTCGGCAGCAGCGCCGTCAGCTGCTTGATGATCTTCTGGTAATTTGCGTTCGTGGAGTTGTACGCCTGCCCGATTGGGCGCGCCCGCTCATACGGGTCGAGACGTTCGGACTGGCGAAAAAGCTCCGTCCAGCCGTTTTCCCGCAGATCGTCGGCCATGTCCTCGCACTCAATGCGCATGAAGGCCGCCTGATCGATGAGCCCCGCGACAGTCCCTGCCGCTTCCTTCGGCAGAAGCTTGTAGATCCTCCGGAGTCTGGTCTTTTCTGCGCGGATACGCTGTTCCTTTGTCTTTTCCTGCCTGTTCGCCACAAAAACCGCCTCCTTTTCGCGTGATTTTTGCCGTCTGTCCGCGCGTGCGCGTAGATTACTTATCGCCGCGCTATTGTAGGGGGGCCTCGCGAACGGCCTGCGTATTCTTCCGAGGTAGGGCGTGCGGTGATCTAGCCGGCGCCCCGGCCTCGCGTGACGGGGGGGATCGGGTCTCCGGCGGCGTCGAAGAAAATTTTTTGTGTCAGAGATTTTGCGACTCCGTGCCCGTCGAACTGATCGTGGCAGTCCTTACAGACGAACTCGAGGTTGGAGTAGGACAGGCTGATATCCGGGTCGGTGATGTTGTCCGGCGTGAGCGCCCGCTTGTGGTGGACGATGTAGCCCGGCTTGTCCCGGCACTCTTCGCACAGCCCGCCATCGATGGTCCGGCGGAACTTGATATACCCGGCGCGGCATTTCTTCCAGCGCCCGGACGCGTAAAAGCGTGCGGCCCATGGCTGCATCCTGTTCCCTCCAATTCTTCACGCTATCACTGTAGCACAGATTTTAGGCTCTGTTAGCTCAACTTTTGCGGTAGCCCATTGCCCGCGCTGCCTCGTAGACAAAGCGGCTGTACATCCGCTTGGCCGTGGATGTGCTCACGTGCACCTGCCGGGCAGCGGACTCCAGGCTCTCACGCGGCCAGATCCATGTATGCAGGCGCACGATCTCCAGCACATCGCCGCCGTCCCGCCAGGTCTGCACGGTGTTGATGGCGGACTGGATCGCCGTGTAGTCCTCGTACTCCCGTGAGGACAGGACGCGCACCGCAATGTCCTCGACGGCGCGGCCGGAGGATTGCCCGCCTGGCTGCGAGGAATATCCCGGCGTGATCTTCTGTCGGCTCATATCCCGAACCTGTCGGCTCAGTTTCGGGTATTCGCCGATGGTGCGGCAGACATTCCCGTACCACCAGTATCTCGGTTTCGACATCTGTTCAGCTCCTTCCTTCTTCGTCACAAAACTCAACACATTTACAAGGCTTAAAGAAGGCGGCTCCCATTCCGCTTATGTGTCTCGTTTCTGGGGTCCCATACATATTTGAAATATAGGAATCCATACTGCGTGGCTCTGGACTCGACGAGGATGTAGCCGCGCGGGGCGACTGGCGGGCGCGTCGGGCTGTAGTCCCGGACCGCCTCGGTCGCGGGCTCCGGCTCCGGCCGGACGCAGCTGCGGCTGGCCTTGTACCGGTGGCCGCCGAACTCCTTGCGCCAGTGACCGTGCAGGTAGTTGGCCAGTGCCGTGTAGTCCTGCCCGTGGTCTACCTTATTTCCGTTCTCATCCAGATAATAATTGTGCTTCCGCAGCGGCTTGCAGTCGATGACGCTGCCAAGGCCCCAGAGCTGGCCCAGCGCATCGGCAGGAATGCCGTCCGTGATCAGGTGCAGGTGGAAGCGGTTGGTCGATTTGCCCCGGCCGTAGACAATGACGATCTTGGCCTCCGGATACCGGTAGACCATGCGGCGGTAGAACTTATCCCGGATCCTGCGCATCTCCTGCGCGGTATGTACCTCATGCTCTTGGTCGAGCGTCAATGTTGAGTAGTAGCTGGTCGGCCCGAAGTTGGCGTTGACGATCCCGGCGAACTTCCCGGCCGAGACCCTGGTGTTCAGCTCGTCGCGTTCTTCCTGCGACTGGAACCGCGGCTTCTTTGGCCGGCTGGTCTTCGGATCTGTGCCGCCCGCCACCGTGTACACGATCTGCTCGCAGACCCTCCCGGAAAACTTCCGGCGCTTGT